ATTATTTGATTTAGCCATATTAATTCCTTATTTAATCAGAATAAACTTTTACCATTTCTAGAATGATAGAGTAAGTATCACCAGAACTGTGCCCTTTAGTAGTAAATAGAACATCTCCATTTTTACCACTACCTGCATTGTTAGGTATTCCACCAAAGCCTTTGAAGTCTAAGTGTCCATTGCTACTTTCAGCTAGCTCCATGATTAAAACATTAGTGCTTGCATTAAAAAACATCTGAACAGACATACCGACAATAGCATGACTTACTCTTATAATTCTAACTTCAGAGCAGGATACGCCAGCTTTATTAGCTGTTAAAGCAGATACATCTACTTTAGCAACCGCAGACTCACCAGTTCCATCGCTGACATTAGTGAACTTCATTACTACATTTCTTTCACCTTGTTCGATGATTTGAGTTGTTACTGTATCAGCCATAATTTACTCCTATTAAGATTGGTCAGTAAATGCTGGAGCGTCAGCACCTTCTTGATTACCCCAAATGTACCAGTTGGTAGAGTCTTTAGCTAATATGTTTATATCAAATAAACCAAAATCAGTTAAAGTTAATATGGAGTTTGAATTACCATCAGCGTAGACAGAAACATTATCTGCGTTAGAGTCTAGATGCACAATTCCACCTAAGTAGAAATTAGTATCTGAACCTGTATCAATAATAAGGTTTTCTGTTTCTTCTGCTGCACCACCATAAATAAGTTTGAAATAAACTCCTGCTGAAGGTGAAGGCAATGTAAGTGTGCAGTTTGCTGAAAGTGCTGGCACTACTGCCACCCTTCCACCATGAGTTGCTGCTGTTAGAGAAATAGCCGTTGTATCAGCTAAAGCTACAGGTGTTACCTGCATACCTGAACCATCTAAGGTAAAGGATGTAGTTACTGCTCCTGTGCTAGAGTTCTTTGATACAACAGTAAAACCATTTTCAGACCTTACTGGTCCGTTAAAAGTTGTGTTTGCCATAATTAAGTCTCCTTAAAAAAATTATCGTCTTGGCTTGTCTGCTAGGTCAGTCGATAAATAAAAAAATCCCTAGATACGAAAAAAAGGGGAGCATAGCTCCCCTTTCTTGTTTAGCTTGAGCCTGGTGATCCGAAGATACCTAGAGGATCAGACACACCAAATGAGTATCTTTCTCTAGCTTTATATCTCACATTACCAGTATCGAAGTCTCCATCCATGCTTGTAGTCATTGGACTTCTGACAAAATGCTTCATTCCATCAGGAACATCAGTTGTTATAAAGTAAGCATTCGTATCAGTTAAATAATGATTAACTGCGAATCCTTCAGGTATAACACCATTGCTTCTGATAGCGTTGATATCATTGTCAGCACTTCCAGTTTTATACTCGCTCTCTAAGATACGAGTAGCTACAAACTGAAGATCAGTTGGAACGATCAGCTTTCTTGGTCTAGCTGCGATCTTTAGACCTCTTTCATCAGTCCATTTGCTGATTTGAATGATGTTGTCTTCTAGTGAAGTTTCATTCAAGTCTGCACCTGTAACTGGTCTGTTAGAGTTCTTACCTCCAGAAACTAGAGGGTGACCATCTCCGCCTGTTACTCCATCCCCACTTGCTGTAAATAGGTTGACCCCATCTCCAGATTGGAATGCGTTTGTGAACCCGTTATTCAACAAAGCAGCAGCTTTCACTTGTTTTGTGTAAGCCATTGCTCTCGCTAAAGCTTTAGTGTATCTGCCTGAAAGACTTACATATAAGTTATCTTCCATTGCTTCTTCTGTAACACTAAATCCTAAAGCGATTGTTTCGTGTGTATAACGAGCTACAAAAGACTCTTGTGCAGTATCAAATGATATTGACGCACCTTCGTCTTTAACAGGAGCAGCAGCAAAACCTGACAACTTTAGTTCCTCTTCAAATGATCTCTCAGAGTTTTCAGTTGTATAGATTTGCTCGTGCTCGTTCTCGTAGTTATTGTATTCCTCTCCAAACAGGGCATTAAGACCTGGGAGAAGCTGCTTGAGCTCATTCGCTCTTGATATAGCTGCCATAATTTAACTCCTTATCCTATGCCTGTTGTGTTGAGTAATTGATGTCCAACATTGAACATCACCAATACGTCAGTAAAGCTGTCACCAATTTCACTATCTGGACCATCAACAAAGTCAACGATCTTTAAAGGTAGTGTATTAGTAGTAGCTGCTGTACTGCCGTCTACTGCGTTTCTGCTTGTGCCGATTGAAGTGCTACCTGCTGTTTGCACGATAGCAACATTTTTCCCAAGATCATCTTGAGTTAATGCTTCATCTGATTGCATTTGCATTACTAGAAATGGATCAGATGCGACATACGCAACAATATCATCTGCTGCCGTAGAAGCAGGATAAAATTGATTAGGTGTGAATTGACCTGTAGTTGGGTCTGTGTAAGCACATCCTAAGAAAACACCGATAGGTGTAGCAGAAGTAGTACCAGTATCCTTTTGGATAGTAGTATTAGGGTTATCGTCTGCCCACTTTACAAAATCACCATAGAATATTGAAGTTCCAAAGTTGTTTTTAATTTTGTAGTGTGTGATCTTAGCATTGTACGCACAGGACACTAATGAACTTACTGGTCTAGCACCATGAGGTGTAGCTGTTGAAGCCATGTTTATCTCCTTGTATTAAAACAATTACTAATCCAAGATCAAGAATCTCTGCCGAATGTTGTTTTAGATTTTCTTTCAAAAACTTGTTTGGTAGCCATTCTGGAATCTTGGTCTTTAAAATACACATTATCCACAGAATCCATCTGGTTTTGAGCCATGCCCTGAAAGTGCTGGTCTCTAGCTCTCGCTTTATCAGATGGCATCTTGCATAACAGTTGCCCACCTATTTCTATATTTCCTTTCTCTGCCCATTCAGACTTGTAATCCATCATGTGAATTTGTAACTCAGGATGATCTTCCGATCTGCATGGAATCCATCCCTCTCGGAACTTCTTCGATACATTAGGATTATCATTATTACCTAAGAGACTTGTTCTTATCCACCTGAAGACCCAGCCTTCTTGTCGATTAGGACTTGGTAAATTTAGTGGGTTTTCCCAGTCTTGTACATGCTGGGTGACCTCTCGGTCTTCTGCTCCTCTCGGAGTACGCACTTGTTCTAAAGAGTCTTCTATAGATTCTTCGTTTACTTCAGTTTTATTGTCTTCCATTTAGGACTCCTCCAATAATAATTGTTTTGCGTATTGTTCAGGAGTTATACCAAGTTGTCGTGCTAGCTTAACTTGATCCTGATCCAATCGTACTTTGCGAGAATTTTTATTAGACCCGCTTGTTCTCGATGCGGGTGCAACCACATTCTGTGGCTGTCTTTTTTCTTGTGTTGGTGCATCTACTTCTTCCGTTGTAGTTACTCCAAAGAAACTGGGGTATTCTCTACGCATAGCTTTGTCTACTTCTTCATAGTAAAGCTTTGAATCATTTTCAGGTAATACACCTTGATTGCGTAGTCTTCTATCTATTGTCATAGCATAAGAAGTCATTTCTTGATGCTCTGGAACTGTACTCATAAACCAAGGATTTTTTTGTGACCATGCTTGCATATCAGGGTCTAACTGCTGTGGTTCTTGAACAGGGTTCGCTAATTGTTCTTGTTCTAGTTGTTGTGCCAGTTGATTCTGTAGGTTCTGAGAATAAGAAGTAGCGGATTGTTCTGCTAGTGTGGCTCTTGTTAACTCTTCTTGAGCCTCTGCCATTTTATCTGCATCACCTTCATCATAGGCTGCTTTTAACTTTGCCTGTGCATTTAACTTTGCCCATTGAGCATTGTTAGTAGCCTGTTGATTTAAAACTTGTCCACCTTGATCTACTATAGCTTGCAGTCTTTGGTTTTCCTGCATCAAAGTTTTTAATCTTGTGACGGCTTCTTGTTGCTGACTCTCTATAGATTGTCTTTGTCTTTTCTGCTCTTCTCTTTCGTAGATTAACTGATCTATTCTTTTGCCTGCCCTTTTAGAATAGTTTTTTATTTCTTCGTCTAGAGTTTTTTCATCAACTTCTTCTTCAGGCTGTTCTTCAACAATTTCTTCTTCGCCTGTATCTTCTAGAACTTCTATTGCAACCTCATCTTGTTGATTAGATGTAGGTATCTCTGTTTTAACTCCAAAGAATTTTTCCTCTTCAGATTGTGGAACTAAGTTACCACTACTATCTGGTTGAAACTCTGTAGAAATTTCTGTTTCTATTGTCTGCTCACTCATGCTCTAACTACTCCTGTAGGGTCTTCGACTACTGCTTCCACAGTATCGTCATTGATTAAACGAAACTCTTGACCATACATCTTCATGCGAGTGCCTGAATAAGCACGGAAGACTACCCAATCTTTTTCCTTGCACCAAGGACCGCTAGGAAATCTTCTTTCATCTTTGTAGCAATCTGGACCTAATTTAATGACCATCCCACAAATATTACTAACCTCTTCATCTCTGATTGTTGAATTGGCTTTTAATATTCCGCCTTCTGTTTTCTCATCAGCTACAGGCATTGCTACCAATATTCTATAGCCTGAAGGCTCTGGAAGTTGTTTTTTATTAGACTCTATCTCTTTTGGAGTTAGTTCTTCTTTGTCAGATTTTGCTACTACTTTTTCCATACTTTGCACGACTTATAGGTGTCGAGTTCCTATTGGCGAGTATGCTGTTCTATCCAGTCCAGCATTTCTCGTTCTGCGAGGGCTAATCCCTCGATAATACCTACCATCCTTTTGTAATCAGAAAAGTCTTTTATATTTCCTGTTGCAAGATGATCAGTAT